AAAAATCCCAACCTCCATTTCCTTCTCCTAAATTAATTTTTTACCTGGACGCCCCTGGGGGCGTTTCGCTTGAATCTCACAAGCTCATCAGCAGGGTTGATAAACGATCTCGGCCTGGGTGGTGGCGCCATTAGGGGCCAAGTAACCAGCCTCTAATTTCCATTCATAGTCCCGATACACTTCTTTCTCCCAGTTGTATTTCTGGGTTATTGAGACGATGCCGTCGACACTCTCAATCGGTGTGTATGATTCCCAGGTCCATTCGGCACCAGGCTTGCGATAACTCAAAATCAATTTCAATTGGTCTGTCACTTTCTTCTCCTCCTGGGTGGCTTACGCCACCACCTCGATTTTCATTGATTTAACTTGGCTGCCGGTTGGCTTCGTGGCGCATTGAACGTGAGGGCTGAGGCCGTCATGTCCGTTGCCGTTGACCCGGTCCATGTAAAAATGGGCATGGGATCTGAGGGCTCCGCCTTTCTTGACGATGTGCTCGTCACCTTTGTCGGTGATGGCTACAACCTGGTAGCCATTCTTGAGAGGCCGGGCCTCGACCTTGACGACTGACTGGATTAAGACTAGCAAGCTGATCTTTTCGATGTCGTTCATGTTACGCCACCTCCCTTGCCATGTTGCTTTCGAGCGATGCGAGTATCTCTCTATACTCAGCAAGCGAATCGGCCAGGAAACCTTCCTCGAACATTGCGATTCCGAACTCCTCGAGGAGTCTAACTTCGATCTCGATGACCTCGATCTTGGCTTCGATTCGCTTAACCATCAAATGAGGCTGGACTTCAAAGCCGTCGCGCTCCTGGTCGATATACCACTGGTAGAGGATGTTGGCGGTGTCCTTACGGACGAGAAGCTCTCTGAGCTCGGTTGCTGCTTTCTTGCTGATTTTATTTTTCATTTTTTCGGCTCCTTTGCCTTGTTGAGGTGGGGCCATCCCCTCACCTCTTGAAACCTATATTATAGAGCCCGATCCCTGTTGTCAAATATAATTCCACACAGTTGACGTTGTAAGTTATTGATATGTATGGATTTTAAAAAAAACTTAAAAAAACTTAAAAAAAATTTGGGAGAAAGAGCTCAATTTCGCGTGAACGCAGGTGCCTGCGTTCACGCGAATTTTTTAGCCAATCATTGAGCCGACATCGACGGTTTCTTCTACCTGGGATATCCAGGGATAAACCGACATAACCAGGGCAACCAGGGGGTCGATCTTTCCGCCGACTGATTTCGCTTTGTCAATCTTGATCGACCCGCTTGGATCAGTTGTAACGATTGCCTGGGAAGCCGCCATGTTCATCGGCGCGACGTTGCCGACTCGGAGCCGGTTCTCCATCATCATGGTCATCGATGCCTCCAGGCGAGGGGAGAAGTCTCGATAGCCTTGCCCGACCTCCTGGAAGTTTTCAACCGGGAATCCTTCGCGCTCGCAAGCTGCCGCGAAGTCGTTGATGCGCCATCGGTCAAACTGAACTGATAGGACATCGATGTCCTCGTTGAGAATGTTCTCGCGAAGATATGCCGCAACCCAATCATAAGAGATGACGCCAGAGCCGCCTGGGACGGGGATCAGCTCGCCAGTGTTGACCCAGGCAGAATAGGGCGCCCGATCTTTTCTTTCACGCTCCTCGATGTTCGAGCCAGGTGTGAAGCAGAAGGGATAGGCGTGAACGATCCCGTCGTCATCCATCGAGCTCATCGTGCAAGCTGTGAGGTCAAATTTACTTGAGAGGTCAAGACCGAGATGCACCCCGTTTTTTCTGAATACCTCCCAGTCGGGCTCACCCATGTTTTGCTTCCAGACCGAGCTGCTTACCCAGATTTTCTCAAGCGATACACGTCGATTCAGGAACAAATTACAGAAGGCGTTGGCCTTTGCCGGAATCGCTTTCGCTTCCTCAGCGCTGCGACGAATATCAGCCAGGTCTCGAAAGCCATCGTGCAAGCCAGGGTTGGCTGCCCACCAATTCTTTTCATCCATGATGTCATCATTCGGCGCTCGATAAATGTGAGAGACCACGTTCTTCGGTTGATCTCGTTCTGCCCGATCGCACGCCAGGGAGAATGCTGCCATGTCGGATGGCGCCGAGGTGCTGATCAAGAATACTTTGGAATCAGAAAAAGAGCCCATACTCGAGAACAGCGCGTCGAGGTTTTGGTCGGTGCTATTAGCGATCGAGCCCATCTCATCGACAACCAGGCAGTAAAGCGCCATCCCCAGGTTCGAGCCTTTCGTGGTATCCCTAGCCAGGGACTTGTACCAGGTGTCGTGCTTCAGTGAATGAATCTGCTTGCTGCTCGGCACCAGCCTATAGAAATCGGTCGGTATCTCTGGGGAGCACTCCAGGATCGCAGCCATGGTTCGATAGATCAGCCCGGCTTGCTCCCTGGTCATCGCAGAGCTCGCGAGAGTCGCCCCTGGTTTAACCAGGTATTTATTAAAAAGCAGATTCAGCAGAATGACCGAGGTCACGAAGGTCTTTCCGGATCGACGGCCGCATGAATAAATCGCCTGGGATATATGGCCACTCTCTTTCGAAAACGCGGCCAGGATAAACGCCTTCTGGCTCTCGCTGAGGACCATTGGCTGACCCCGCATCATTCCCTCGCCGAAGCATAAATACGTCTCAGCGAACGCGAGAACGCGCTCTCCGTCTGTCATCTCCTCCGGATCCAGGTTGTCGAGGTTTCTGAACCTGGGCACCTGGCCGCATTTGATAGCCTCTCGGACGTATTTCGGCGGGAGCTTCCCCTTTGCCTTAGCCATTAGAGCATCGAGCTCTTGCTGGCCTTATCGAGCGCCGCCTTGGCGTCCTTCTCGGCCTTCCTGGCGCTGGCCGTCGAGGTCTGAGACAGACCCCTTTGGCTGGCACTGACCCCGATAGTTCTTGTTAGGCTCTGTATCGTACTTTGGTTGGCATTCATCGCGTTCTGCTTGGGGTTCGCGATTCGCGTCCCTCGATCATTTTTCTGGGTCGGACCTTCCTCCATGAGCTCCAGAAGAATCCCTTCGTTCCAGAGCGTGAGCCTCGCAAGCTGAGCGGCCAGGCGGAGGCGGTATTCACTCCAATCTGTCTGCGACAACCCCTCGACGATCGAGTCGAAACACTCGGTCTCCGCCGGCGAAAGCTCTATCGGCGGCTCTATCCTAACCGCCAGGGCTGCGAGGGCCTTTTTACTGCCTTCGATCGAATTTCTCTTTTGTTTTTGATCCATTGATTGATTCCTTCAATTGTTTAAGTTAATCGCGCGCGCGTGCGCTATTTTGTGCCTATATCGATAAACGATATAAAAATGGCCGAATTCTCACGAAGTTGGTTCGACGAAAGCTGCCCACTCGGCACGAGAGGCAATCGACCTGACCTTCGGACTGCCCCCGCCCCGTCTTGGTGCACCACCCCCATCATCCTTGGCTCCCCTGGACCTTCGGCTTGGCTCGCCGCCTGGCCTTCTTGATGATCCTTTTTGTCTTCGCTGGGAGCTCAGCCTCGATGCCCTGGCCAATGGCGAACACTGCTTGCTGGTTGGCCATTGAGTAGTCGCCGCAATAGGCGGTCATGTATCGGGCCACGCTATCAGCACCGCTGCCATTCCTTACCATGTCACCAGATAAGAGGATCACGGCCCAGCCATACTCGGTGGCGAGGTTAGCTTTTTCGTAGTCCCTTTGGATCCCAGAGCCGCTGCTGTGTCCACCCCGGCCACCCATCCAGGTCCCGCCGTTTACCTCTATGGCCAGGCCTGCCATGGGGACAACAAAGTCCCAACGAAAGCGCCTGCCTGGTATGAGCATGAGCTCTCTCTCATAGGGCACACCTCTCTCGTCTAGCTGAGCGGCGAACATCTCCTCGAGGTGCTGCTTCTTGCTCATCGCTTATTACCTACCGCCATCAGGTGGGGAGAGTGCTGCTCCTCTGGTTCTTCCTCTCCAGGATCGGGATCCGGATCCTCATACTCCACCTCGTCTGATACCAGGGCAATAATCAGCTTATCTCCAGGTTGGAAATCGTCGATATCAATATTGATTCTGGGCATTGTTATATCTCCTTATCAATTCGGCAGGGGCTGCCGATGTGTTGGCTGATGCTGCTGATCCAGAAGAAAAACTGATCAGCGTCCATTGTGCTTTTCATGAGATTCGCCTGGAGGCAAACCAGGGTAATATTGCCGGGCACATAACCAGCGGCCGGATCGATCCGCTCGATGCTGATATTCATCGGATTCTTGCAGAGCTTGTTGACCCGAGCGTCGCTGCGATGAAACGACATCACGTTCCCGCTAAGTGAGCACCGACCACCCTGGTCTCGGTATTGCTCAATCAGGTACTCCGGGGTGATCTCCCAGGCGAGATTCGTTTTCTTTCGCTGCGATTTAAGCTGGCTATGAATCAGCCTTAGATAAGCCTCTGGGCTGTTTGAGTTGATTCTTGCCCTTCGCCTGGAACTGATACAAGCGCTGCAATGGCGTCTTTGCAGGTTGCTCAGATAGAAGTCCTCGAGGGGCTTTGACTGGTTGCATAGTCTGCAAGATATCATCTCAAATAACCTTTAAGCGATTTCGACGGAGCTTGGCCATCACATCCGCCGGAGAATCGCGCCAACACTTGATGAATTCGCCAAAAGCCGCAAAATCAATCGGCGCATCATAG